AAGAGCAATCAGGTGCAGGCGTTTGTTAAGGAGTGGTGGAACGCTAAAGCCTATCGTCCGGACGGTATCGTAGCAGGCAATGAGACATGGGACATGATTATCAAGCAGTCAGATGTCAAGTCCATTCCCTATCCTTGGGAGTGTCTCAACGAGATGACCCACGGGTTCCGCAAGCAGGAGCTGGTGACAATCACATCAGGGTCAGGCATGGGTAAGTCGCAGATCGTTAGGGAGCTAGAGCATTACCTCTTGGGTGCAACGGAGGAGAACATAGGCATCCTAGCACTGGAGGAGGACATCCCTAAGACAGCTCTGGGTATCATGTCCATTGAGGCTAACAAGCAGCTTCACTTGGACAAGACAGTCACGCAGGAAGAGAAGAAGGGCTACTGGGACAGGACGCTAGGCTCAGGGCGCATCTTTATGTTTGACCACTGGGGCAGTACGAGCGAGGACAACCTCCTAGGACGCATACGCTACATGGCCAAGGGACTGGACTGCAAGTGGATTATCCTTGATCACCTAAGCATCGTGGTCAGCGATCAGGACACGGGTGACGAGCGTAAGGCTATCGACAGTATTATGACTAACCTCCGCAAGCTGGTTCAGGAGACAGGTGTAGGGCTATTCCTAGTATCACACCTTCGCAGACCCAGCGGTGCCAAGGCACACGAGGACGGTGGTAAGATTAGCTTGGGTGAGCTACGTGGTTCTGCGGCCATCGCACAGCTCAGTGATATTGTGATTGGCTTGGAGCGTGATCAACAACACGTTGACCCTGAGATACGCAACACCACCACGGTACGTGTATTGAAGAATAGGTTTGTAGGTCTGACTGGCCCCGCGTGTTACCTGTACTACGATAAGGAGTCAGGCCGCATGATTGAGACAGCCTGTCCTACAGGAGATAACGCGGAGTTCTAATGCAAATCGTATTCGACATAGAAGCTAACGGACTTAAGCCTACAAAGGTCTGGGTAATTGTAGCTACGGAACTGGACACCGGTGAGACGCATACGTTCTCAGGTGATTCGTTACTAGCGTTCAACGATTACATTGCAGGTCTTGGAGAGTGTGAGATCATAGGTCACAACATCATTGACTATGACATCCCTGTCCTTGAGGAGCTGCTGGGTACAGACTTTAGTAAGTGCAAGGTTACTGACACATTAGTCATGTCGAGACTGGCCAACCCTTCACGAGAGGGCGGTCACTCTCTCCGTAACTGGGGTGATAGACTTAATCAATCTAAAGGAGACCATGATGACTGGGATAATTATTCGCAGGATATGGTGGACTATTGCAAGCAAGACGTTAATGTTAATGTGCTGGTGTACAAGAGATTACTTCTTGACCTTGCAGATTTTGGAGCTGAAAGCATTAGCCTTGAACATCAAGTACAAAACATTGTATCAACTCAAATTAAAACAGGCTGGCTCTTAGATCAAGAGAAAGCATTCGTGTTGCTAGCAGAACTGAAGGAAAAGAAGTTTGATCTGGAGGATGAGGTACAGAAGGTATTCAAACCCTTGCCTACCTACATCAAGGAGATCAATCCTAAGATTAAGAAGGACGGTAGTATGTCTGTCGTTGGCCTAAAGTTTTTAGGAGATGACTGGGAAACAGTGGGTGGCGAGTTTAGTCGCATCGACTTCCCTCAGTTTAACCTTGGTTCACGACAGCAGATAGGGCGATACCTCCAGTACTTTGGCTGGAAGCCTAAGCAATTTACTGAGACAGGACAAGCCATCGTAGACGAGGCGGTGCTGAGTACAGTGAAAGGAATACCACAGGCTTCCCTGATAGCTGAGTACCTGATGATACAGAAGCGTGTCGCACAGGTGCAGAGCTGGCTAGAAGCAGTCGAGGATGACGGTAGAGTACACGGGTATGTGAACACCAACGGAGCAGTGACAGGACGCATGACGCACTCCAGTCCCAATATGGGGCAGGTACCAGCAGTCTACTCACCCTACGGCAAGCAGTGTCGTGATGTGTGGACAGTGCAGGAAGGATACAAGCTAGTCGGTATGGATGCCAGCGGTCTTGAGCTACGTATGTTGGCACACTACATGAACGATGAAGGATACACAAATGAAATACTCAACGGAGATATACACACGGCAAATCAGCTGGCTGCGGGCCTTGACACTAGAGATCAAGCTAAGACTTTCATCTACGCTTTCCTGTATGGGGCCGGAGATGCCAAAATCGGAAGCATCGTTGGTGGAACTAGAAAGGACGGTCAGAGACTTAAGGAAAAGTTCCTCGCAAATACGCCAGCTCTTGGAGAGTTACGAACACGAGTTGGAATGGCGGCTACAAGAGGCTATGTTTATGGCTTGGATAAAAGAAGGATCGCCATACGATCAGAACACGCTGCATTGAATAGCTTACTCCAGTCAGCCGGGGCTATCGTTATGAAGAAAGCCTTGTGTTTGCTGCATGAATATGCTATACTATGGGGTATAGACTTTAACTTTTTAGGGAACATCCACGATGAAATCCAGACAGAAGTCAGACAGGAGAAGTCAGAGGTTTTCGGAAGACTGGCAGCAAGCTGTGTTGAAGCTGCGGGCCTCCACTACGAACTCAACTGCCCTCTCGCCGGAGATTACAAGGTTGGAACCAGCTGGGCAGATACCCACTGATAAGGAGTGTATCAGCTGCTCAGTACCTTTAACGCAAGACAACTGGTATGAGTCCTTTGTAGCTAAGAAGCATTACAAATGTAAGACATGTTATGACATACGCAGAGTAGAGAATAGGATTAAGAGAGGGGAAAGGTCTCCCAGTCTGTTGGCTAAACTGTTCGGCTGGAAGACACAGGAAGTGTACAATCAAGTCAAGGAAGGGTATGTATATGTAATGACTAACCCGGCGTGGCCTGAGTGGGTCAAGGTAGGGATGGCGGTAGACTCAGATGATAGGCTTAAGAGTTATCAAACATCCTCACCGTTCAGAGATTACATCTTGGTTTATTCCTACGAGGTAGATGACAGGAGAGCGGCGGAGGCAGCAGCACACGTAAGACTAGCAAAGGAATGTGACAACATCAACGAGTGGTTCAGGTTGCCACCTCCGATAGCAAACGAACTAATACTGGAAGTGATACATGAGTACTAATAAAACAACGGACAATGTAGTAGCGGACATCTACGCACTGATGGAAAGCAAGGACGCTGACCCCTCTGTAGATGTAGAGGCAGAGATAGAGAAGTTCGGAGAAGGTGTCAAGGCACTGATGCGTACTGAGTTTGGTCGGGAGAAGCGAGAGGATAACCGGAGGCTACGCCTCAGTAACATCGGCCGCACTGACCGCTACCTCTGGAACCACTACAACGGCACAGCTGGTGAAGAACTGCAGCCACATACCTATGTCAAGTTTATGTACGGTCACTTGATTGAAGAGATGTTGTTGTTCCTGACACGTATGGCTGGACACACAGTAACTGAAGAGCAGAGGGTTTGTAAAGTTGAAGGCATTGTGGGTCACATGGACTGCAAGATTGACGGTGTTGTTACTGATGTCAAGTCAGCAAGCAGCTTTGGGTTCAAGAAGTTTAAGGACGGTACACTGGCCAACGATGACCCCTTCGGTTATATTGATCAGATCAAAGCCTACGCCCATGATTGTGGTGAGACACAGGTAGGCTGGCTTACTATGGATAAAGCCAACGGTCACTTGACTTACTTAAAGTATGACCTTGAGAATGTAGAAAGTGAAAAGCTCAAGGAACCTATTGTCGATAGGATCAAGCACATCAAGCAGCTCGTGGAAGGGGATGAACCAACAGAGTACTGTTATGATCCAGTACCTGATGGCAAGTCAGGCAACATGAAGTTAGCGATGGGTTGTTCTTACTGTCAGTTTAAAGAACACTGCTACCCTAACATGAGGGTCTTCGCTTACTCCTATGGGCCTAAGTATTTAGTAGACGTAGTAAAGGAACCCAAGGTACAGGAGGTAATGCCAGATGAAGAGGGCTTTTAGGTCAGGACTTGAGAAGGATTTATCAGAGAAGTTAGATGGACAGTACAAGTTTGAACCGTA